TTGCAAATAAATTCACTAAACTAATCAGATTACCAATAATGTCCATACCGAAGAACCCGCCAACAAAAATCAATTGAACGAGAACCCCAAGACCAATAACAGATAATAGCACATCTTTAAGACCTGCCACTACATCTATTATCATAGCCATAGTATTTTTCATATTCGTTTCCCCCTTTTATTAATCTAAAAGACTACAAATTCCATAGTCGTATAATAACTATATACCAATCTAACAAAAATTAAATGATATATAAATATATATCCCTATTTTTTAAGTTTTATCTATTTATTATTAGATTAAAAACAAGCAAAAATAAGCAAAATTATGTCAACAGATTACGAAATATTCAAAGGAAAAACACTCGGAGATGTGTTCAAAGACATCTATGATAATTCCCATACCAATAAAAAACAATTAGAAGTATTGATGAAAGAGGTAGTGGGGTTTATTAAAGATGGTGATACTGCCGTGCAAATAATTCCTATGTTAAAGGAATACTTAGAAATCAATGTAAAGAACGATGAGCAACTCGTCAAACTAGCAACAATCGTTCAAAGAATTACAGCAGCTGAAGGTAGAGCAACAGCTGATGGAGATGAGTTCGGATTATCCGAATCAGAAAAAGAACAATTAATGGACGCAATAGAAGAAAATGTTCAAGAGTTACAAAACAAGCAAGACGAGATTATTCAAGATATCAAACAGGAAAACTAATGGCTAACATTATCAAGAAGGGTTCTGGTGGAGAACCAAATCCTTTAGATAATCAATTACTAACAAGTGATGGATTAAAAAACAAACTTGCGCAATTAGGCGCAGAACACTTATTTTTTGAATTAGAAGTATTAGAAGTTGTTGATACTTTTAGATTAATAAATGCGGATACCGATGAGACAACAACATCACAACCAGGTGCTATACTTGGTAGATATGTTTTTTCAGAGCAAGGTGATAGAGCTTCTGAATTACAAGAATTTTTACCATTAGATACTAACATACTACAATACCCATTGGTTGGTGAAGTTGTAATTGGGTTTGAATTTAATAATAATAGATATTATTTTGGTAAGGTAAATGATGTCTTATCAAAAGTAAACTTTAGTAAATTTAATATAAGTGGTGTTGATAAAGCAAGCACATTAGAAGATGATGAAAGCCCAACACTAAACGCTGGGATAGACAAAGAGGACTTAATGCAAGGCGAATACTTCTTTGATGTAGAACCAGAAAGACTTCTTGCTGATGAAGGGGATACTATTATTCAAGGAAGATTTGGAAACTCAATTAGATTGGGTAGTAATCAGAGACTTGGAAGTATTGATTCTTCCAATGTTAAGATTGTAGCAGGTGTTATAAGTGGTAAAGAAACACTTACTGAAGATAAAGCATCTATATACTTAACGAATGATGAACAAGTAACGTATTCAGAACCTACAAAAACATTAGCACCTAAGATGGGTGGATTTTTTGGTAGAGATTTAGATATAGATTATACAGGCCCACAAATAGTATTTGATTCCGATAGAGTTATGATAAATGCTAAATCAAATGATATTGGTATTTTTGCACAAGGTGAAGTATTTATTAAAGGTAATAGTGTAAATATTGAAAATTCTGAAGCAGTGAGTATTGTAACCAAATCATTAGTAGCAGATACATCAGCAGGAGTAAAGAAAGATATAACTAAAAAACTAAATGATGTAGATGGTGATACAAAGTTATTACCAGAAAACATTTTACCAATGGCAGAATCTATGAAACCACATATAGCAGCTATTAACAACGGAGTAATATCAGCGGCATCAAAAATATTACCACCCGTAATAGCACCAGGAACACCAAACCCATTAAATCTTTTTGGTCATCTACAAGACTTAAGATTTTTTGAAAATCAATTAAAAGAAGTAAAAAAGTTTTTTAAATTTGAATGGTTAAATAAACAAGAGTGGAAAACCGTGTCTTTAAATGACGTTACGGAAGCACTCGGATTAAATGAATTAGATTCTCTTCCTGAAAATAACATAGTTAAGTGGGAAGAATTTTTTGATGATATAGATGCGGCAAAAGCTAAAGTAGCAAACATACAAGCTCAGGCAGCTGCAGCAGCTGTATCGGTTGCGGCATTAAATGCAGCATTTGATGCGATACAAGGTGGTGGTGGTAGTGTTGAATCAATAGTAGAAGCACTTGACGCTTACGAAGCAGACCCAAATAATCCACCATTAGACACAACAGATATCAGAGATATCATTTCAGATGGTGCTGATACTGAAGGTGTTAAAAGATACCTTGACTTTGGTGGTTCACCACAAGTTAGAGAATTATTAATCAGTTCTCAAAAAAAGGAGCAAGATGCTCAAAAAATGTCTTCAATGGGAATAATTGCAGACTTGATTAATGAAGGAATGAATTTATAACTAAATAGGAGTAGTAATGAAGAAAAATGACTTAGTAAAAATAATCGAATTAGTTGTCCGTAAAGAAGTTAAAAAGCAGATGACCGAGATATTTATTAACGAAGATAAAGAAATCAGCTTATCAGAAGTTATTTCTAAACCAAAACAAAAAGCTAAAAAAAGAAGAGTTAAAAAACAATACTCAAAAAATTCAGCATTGAACGAAGTATTGAACAAAACCAATCCATTAGGTCAAACTGACGATTACCCATCATTGGGTGGTGGAGTATTAGGTTCAAACAATATGGCAGAAGTATTGGGTTATGGAAATTTAGGTGGAAAGCAAGATAAAGAAACAGCAAGAGAAATGGCAGCAGTAGACACAATTAAGAAAGCTGGAGTTAGTGTAGATTCAGTTCCAGAAGGTGTACAAGATGCTTTAACTCGTGATTACTCTGGACTAATGAAAGCAATTAACAAAAAGAAAAAAGGTGAGAACTTTAGACCATAATGGCAAGTGTAAGAGAAATAGATAAAAATGATGATATGTATGTTGGAGTTAGATTTCCATTAGGTTACAGTCAAGAAGGTTTTTTGTTTAAGACAAAAACTATATTGGAACAAGCTAAAGCTAATCTAAGAAATCTACTATTAACATCAAAGGGTGAAAGAGTTATGCAACCTGAGTTTGGTTCAAGATTAACTGATGTATTATTTGAACAAGGGCCAGATGTTCAGAATCAAATAGATGAAGTTATTAGAGAAGCAACTTCATTTTGGTTACCATACATAAACATAAACGATATAGGTGTGGTTCAAAACGATAGTAATATCGTAGATGTATCAATAGACTTTTCAGTATCAGTAGACCCTGATTCTTTTGAAACACTAACATTTAATTTTAATATTGGAGAATAAGAATGCCGAGGCAAGTAGACTACGGAACAAATAAAAAATTAGTAAAGAAAGAGGTAAATTATCTCGGTAGAGATTTCCGTGATATAAGACAAAATCTTATAGAATTTGCAAAGAGTTACTTCCCAACAACATACAATGATTTCAATGAAGCATCACCAGGAATGATGTTTGTTGAGATGGCAGCATATGTTGGTGATGTGTTGAATTATTATGTAGATAATCAATTCAGAGAAACACTTTTACAACACGCAGAAGAAAGAAAAAATGTATTAGCAATTGCTCAATCATATGGATATAAACCAACATTAGCAGCACCTTCAATAGTAGAACTTACGGCTCAAGTTGATGTTCCTGCTAAAAACTTAGGTAGTGGTAATTTTAAAGCAGACTTAGATTATGCTGGTATCGTTAGTGCAAACTCAACCGTAATGTCAACAAACGGAACAGAATTTAGTTTAATGGATGATGTTAATTTTAAAACATCAAGTTCATTAGACCCAATGAAAGTAGAAATACTACAACCAGATTCAGGTAACATTCCAACAAATTATAGATTAACTAAAAAAGTTTTAGCTAAATCTGGAACAAGAGAAACAGAAACATTTACATTTACAGGCGCTAAAAAGTTTGACAAGATAGTTTTATCGAATGAAAAGGTAACAGAGATTGTATCGGTAACTGATAGTGAAAATAATACATACTATCAAGTTCCTTTCTTAGCACAAGATACAGTGTTTGAGTCAGAAGAGAATACAACACTAAATGACCCAGCGTTATCACAATATCAAAATGATACACCTTACTTATTGAGGTTAATCAAAACAGCAAGAAGATTTACAACTTATGTTCGTGATGATAATAAAATGGAGTTAAGGTTCGGTAGTGGTATTAGTGCAGACGCAGATGAAGAATTAATACCAAATCCAGATAATGTTGGTTCATCATTAGGAACTGGCATTTCAAGGTTAGACGAATCGTTTGACCCAACAAATTTCTTAAAAACACAAACATTTGGATTAGCACCATCAAACACTACATTAACTATACAATATAATTATGGTGGTAGTGTTGAGGATAACGTTCCATCAAATGCTATTAACAGATTTAATAGGAAGACTTACACAAATAGTACAGAAAATTTAAATAGTGATACACAAGATATTTCAAATGCAACATTAGTGATATTCAATGAATCACCAAGTTCAGGTGGAGCAAGTCAAGAAACACTAACAGAGATAAAAGAAAATGCTGCAGGATACTTTAATGCACAAAACAGAGCAGTAACAAGAGCAGACTACATAACAAGAGTTTATTCCTTACCACAGAAATATGGAAACATAGCAAAAGCTTATGTTGTTCAAGATGAACAATTAGAACTAGAAGGACAATTGGAAGTTATCGATGGAGTAGCAAAGAAAGTTAATCCAACAACCATTCCTAATCCACTAGCACTAAATATGTACTTGTTAGGGTATACAGGAAATAAAAAATTAACTCAAGTAAACAATGCAGTAAAACAAAATTTAAAATTATATCTTTCACAATATAGAGTATTAACAGATGCGATTAATCTTAAAGATGCTTATGTAATAAACATCGGTGTTAAGTTTAATATCATAACTCGTAGAGGATTTAATAAAAATGATGTATTGTTCAGAGCAATACAACAAGTCAAGAAATTCTTTGCAACAGAAAAATGGCAAATTAATCAACCAATTATATTGAGTGACTTAGCATATCAGATTTCATTAGTTGATGGAGTAGTTTCTATTGTTCCACCAGAAACAAACAATCCACAAAAGAATTTAATTGTTATTGAAAACAAACATTTAACAACAGACAATTATAGTGGTAATGTTTACGATATAGATTCAGCATCAAAAGATGGAATCATATATCCATCATTAGACCCAAGTATATTTGAACTGAAATTCCCTGATATAGATATCGAGGGAAGAGTATTGGGAGATAAATAATGCATTATTTTGAATTTGGAAAACGAGATACAACACTTTATTCGGGCGGAACAACATCTTCCATTAATACTGGATTAGACGAAATATTAGAAGTCAATAAAGTCGTTCAACAAAATGGTAGTATAGCAAACGTATCAAGAATCTTGATGGACTTTGACTTAGCATACATTTCAGAATCAATCCAAAGTGGTGTAATGCCAACGGGAACAAAATTCTTTTTAAATTTATTCGACGCAACTTCAGAAGAAGTTGAAGCAGAACAAAAATTACACGTCTATATGGTAAGTGGTAGTTGGAAAGCAGGAACAGGAAAACTTGACCACAATCCAGTAACGGATGATGGAGCAAGTTATCAATATCGTAATCACGCAGCAAAAACACCTTGGGTAACAGGTTCAGTATTGACTGAGGGTGGTACTTGGTTTACATCAAGTATTGATGCCAATCAAGAGTATGGAATTAGTTCTTCTTTCGATATTACGTTTGACAAGAAGGATGTCAGAGCAGATGTAACAGACTTGGTAAATAATTTTATTTACTCAAGTTCAGTTTATCCGAACAACGGATTTATTATCAAAAGAGAAGATAGTGGTTCTTATGGAAACAACAACGCAACAGCAAGTTTTGATTTCAATACAGGACAAGAAGGTGATTCAAGTCGTTTAGGAAATCTAAAATTCTTTTCAAGAGAAACACATACAATATATCCACCTAAGTTGGAAGCAGTGTGGGACGATTCAGTTTGGACAACAGGAAGTTTATCACCATTAAGTTCAACAGACTTAGAAAGACTAAAAGTTTATTTTAAAAATTTAAGACCTGAATATAAGGAAAAGTCAAAAGTAAAACTAAGAGTAGTTGGTAGAGAATTATATCCAACAACAGCTTTTGCTACAACACCTGCAGAATTGGATGTAAAATATTTACCAAGTGCATCTGCTTTTTATTCAGTTCGTGACGCAGAAACAGAGGAAGAAATAATTCCATTTGGAACAGGTTCAAAGATTAGTTGTGATTCAACAAGTAACTTCTTTAACATACAAATGGACGGACTACAAGCAGAGAGAAATTATAGATTTGCTATCAAAGTAATTAGTGGTAGTGACACTACTGATGAACAAATTAATTTCTATGATGATGAATTTGAATTTAGAGTGGTAAGATAAAATGCCTTACTTACCATCGGACGCAAGAAAAAAATCTGAAGAATATAATAATATTCTAAGTGGAGATGTCATAGAATATCAGAATACAATTGAAGACCTAAAGAAGTCATTAAATATATCAGGTTCAGTAGTTGATGCGAAAGCACCACTAAGAAATTCAGAAGGAATATTACAATCATTTGAGGGTTCAATAGATGGATTATCATTAGAAGAAGATTTTCAACAAGTTCGTTTAGAAAACAAACAACAATTCTTTACAGGACAACTTGATAATAGTTTTAGTTTCTTTGGAGCAGGACAAGATAGTTCAACAACAGATTCAGAAACAGAGACAACAAGCAACCAAATAACTACGGAAGTAATTGAGTTTCAAGCAACCATAAGAGATTATTTAATTCAAGTCATCAATGAATTTTTTAATGAAGAAAACACACCAGATATGTCGACAGATGCTTTACACGAAAAGATATTGAAATTTTTTACAGAAAACAAAAAAGATAAAAAAAATGTTAACGCTGATGGTTGGGAAGCATTTAGAATTAATACGAAAAGAAACGTTAGAGGCATAAGTGGTAAAAGACTAATTGAAATATTTAAAGATTTAAAGAATTTTCGTTATGATGAAATAGTTGAAGACCATTTATACAGAACATTACAAGGTCAACGAATATGGTTACAACTTGGATTTCCATACATAATAGATAAGAAACTTAATTAAGGGTAACAATGGCTTTAGAATACGGATTCACAGACAAAGAAAAAATAAACTATTACCAACCAAGTAAAGTTTATAGTAGTTTCGGTAAAGATACTACCAATGACTATATTGCATTATATGTCTATGATATTAATGATACTCTGCTCGTAACAAGAATAATGGGATTGGATGAAGTTGAATTTACCAATGATGGTTCTTTTGTTGATTTGGATATTGGACAACACTTAAGAACATTAGGTTTTAGACAAGGTGACTTTAAGGTTACTTATAAATTTTTAAGAAGATTGGCAGGTAGACCAAGAAGTATTTTTGTTAAAGATAATGGAACTATATTTAAAGGTGAAGCTGAAAGAAAAATAATTAACGGAGAAATAAGATACTTTCAAAAAACATCTGATGAACAAAAATCAAATTCAGAACCTATGGAAGTATTTATTAAAGAACAAAAATATATAATTTCTCAAACTTCACCTGACAAAACAGAATTAAATATTACAACTGACAACTTAGTTACGAATGCAGAATATTTAACCGACTTTAAAGAAATGAATGCTATGATTGAATATAGTGCAATTGAAGCAGATAACTCTGGATTAATTAAATTTGACTCAAAAGACCAAAATGTTTTAGAGTTTGATATCAATTCAAAGGATAGAGGATTCACACAAAATATGGTAGGTGGACAAATTATTATACCAAGTCTATACAAGATTACAGGTAATGAAGATACAACAAATGAAGATACTTCACCACCACAACAAGACCCAATTACTGAAGATGAATATAGAGAATTAACACAGGAAGAGTTAATTGAATTAGCTTCACAAGGTGATGAAATAGCAGATATGACACTTCAAGAACAAGCGGCAGACGAACAATACTAATGGCTAGAACAAGAACAGAAGAAAGAATGGGAGAAACTTACGGAGAAGCATCCGAAGGACGTAGCTCAAGAAAAAATCAAGCGACTTCTAATAGAGCGCCATCAGGCGGTGGTGCACCACGTTTACCCAAACAACCTAAGATAGAACAAATAACTGAGGAGAAGGATACTTCACAGCCAGGTAATGCCGCAGCAAATATTGCAGCAGCATACACACCAAAACCACCAAAAGCTGTAACTGAAGCAGAAGTAAAGTCTGAAATAGTAGCAGTATGTTTGAGGGGACAACCAACACCATCACCAATTAAACCATTGGTTATTCCAGCACCAGCAATTTTACCACCAACAGTAATTCCAGAAAAATCTACCAAGGATATAGGTGTTCAAACACCAATGCAAATAAGGTCAGAAACAAATTTAAGACCCGACGGAGTAACAGAAATTCTTGGACCAGGCGGAGTAGTATTGGAAGAAATCGGTGGAGATGGAAGAGTTCTCGTTGACCCAATAAAAGATGTAGGATTTGACCCAAAAGACCCACCACCAGCTATTCAAGCACTTAGAGAAGATTTTGCAGAACACGTAGCAACAGGTAAAGATGAGGCAGGAGAAGTATTTGAGGCAAAGCCAGACACAAAGAAAGCTTTAAAGAAAGCTGGATTAGAAAGATTTATTCCTAAAGTTCCTAAAAAAGTTATTGAATCCACTACTGAAAATGAAGGTGGTCAAAAAGGTGGTACGGCAAAAGAAAAAATTATAACCACGACTCAGGCACAAGTAAAATTAACACCAAGAGATTATGTAGCAACAATTACAGAAGTCTTAGATAGTAATCGTGTTCGTGTTTCGTTATCATATAATGATGGAGTAAATCAATATCAACATAAGGGTGATGATGAAGTAGCAAAGAAATTTAAAAACTTCCGAGTCAATTATATAAATAATAATATTGAACGATACAAAACCTATATGGTAAAAGATAATCAATATTATTTAATTACAAATGAAGAACTTGGAGCAAGTGGTAAAGAAAGATTTGTTAAATTAAAACAACCACTACAAGGTACAGATGTAGATGATAAAGTTTTATTTGTAGAAAAAAGACTGCCAGACTATAAGGATATCGTTACATTAAATCCATTTGTAGAAGCAGAAGACAGCAGTATATTTTTAAGAATACCAAATTTAAATTCAGTTGATAATCCAATTGACTTTCAAGGAACTAATTATAAAAGTCACGATGGGTTGTTAAGTAATAAAGATGATGACGCAAGAGATATTGAAAGATTATTAACATCGGGTAGTTTATTAGATGTTCAACCAAATATTGATTATCAAAAAACAACAACTGATTTATCAATAGAAAACGATGATACAGGTTTTGGAAACTTTGTTCATTTCTCAAATGCAGAAAGAAGACTTATTAATTTTAAAGAAAAATTAACATTGATTGAAAGTCATAGTGCAGCTAGTGCTTCATTAACAACAATATCAAGTTCTGCTAACACAAGATTAGATTTACAAAGAAAGAAACAACGAGTGATTAATTCGTTTGACCCATATGAACATTATTTATATTTTGAAAGTTCATCTTACGTGAGTTCATCAGACGGACAATTCCACGATACAGCTTGGCCTAAATCAAATTCATCTTCACCATTTACATTACAATCAACAGGAGATGCTTCAAGTTGGTACAACTCTATGATATCAAGTGCTTCTTCTTATGACCAAGGAAATATGAATTCATTGAGAAATTCATTACCATTACACATTAATCAAGATACTGAAAATAATGTATTCTTAGAATTTATGGATATGGTCGGACAACAATTTGATGAGATATGGACTTACACAAAATCCATTACGGATGTTAATATAAGGGTAGAAAAGTTATCAGAGGGTATATCAAAAGATGTAGCACAAAATTATGCACGAGCACTTGGATTAAACTTAACAAGTGGAAATGATTTGGTAAATTTACCTGAATATCTATTGGGTAATGATGTTGATGGAACTTCAGTATTTGAATCACCACAAGAAGCCGTAACCGAAGAAATTTGGAAAAGGATATTAGCAAACTTACCTTTCTTTATTAAATCAAAAGGAACGGAAAGAGCATTAAAAGGATTATTAAATTGTTATGGTATACCGAGTTCAATATTACGAGTAAGAGAATATGGTGGACCAGATAAGGGAACACGAGTTAATTATGAAATTAAAAGAAAGTTTACACGAGCAACAGACTTTAGGTCTTCTCAATTTGTTAAATCACATTGGAAAACAGCCGCAGACGGACAAGTTCCTGATACGATAGAAGTTAGATTTAGAACACCTAAATCACAAGACCAAGTCATATTACAAAAAGATAATGACTTTGCTATTTCATTACAAGACAATGGTTCAACAGATGATTATGGATTTTTAAGATTCGAAATAAGTGGTTCAGACCAAGTGTATGACCAATTTATAACTTCATCGACATTACCATTTTATAACGATGACTTCTGGTCAGTAATGTTAACAAGAAAAGATACAAGTGGAAATGAAGTTACCGATGATAAGATATTAAGTCAAAGTATTTATGAATTAACAACAAAACAATATGATTCAACAAGACAAAGAATTTTATACCAATCAAGTGAAAGTTTACAAACACACACTTCAAGTTTAGCAACTGATGTAAACAACATAACAGGTAGCCAATTAAATGCAGCATACACATCAAGTGGACACATTTATCTTGGTGGTAGTGGTAGCGCATTTGGTGCTAACACATTTACAGGTTCATTAATGGAGTTTCGTGTGTGGTCAGAACCATTGAGCAGCATACACATCAAGTGGACACATTTATCTTGGTGGTAGTGGTAGCGCATTTGGTGCTAACACATTTACAGGTTCATTAATGGAGTTTCGTGTGTGGTCAGAACCATTGAGTGCAAGTGTATTCAACAATCACGTTAGAGCACCAAAGTCATATAACGGAAATAGTATTTCATCATCATACGATGACTTATTAGTTCGTTATGAATTAAATGACAACAAGAATTTACAATCATCACCAACCTTTTCAAACTCTGCACATTTAAAAACATATGAGTTAGGAACTTCTGGTAGTGATGTTAATGGGTTTACGGGTAATTTCTCAAGAACATTAGTAGACCAAGAAAAATTAAGAGTACCAGATATTGGTGGTGTTCGTAGAAATGCTACGAAAGTTAGAATCGAGGACTCGATTTTGACAGGAAACTTGAATCGTAATAAACCAGTACAAAAATCATCACAAGATTTTGCACCAATAGATAGTAATAAACTTGGTATTTATTTTGCACCAACTGATGTAGTGAACGAAGACATAATGTATAGTGTAGCAGACTTTGACTTTGATGATTTTATTGGTGACCCAAGAGATGAATTTAGAGTAAATTATCCAGAATTAAGAAGTGTTCGAAGAGAATATTTTAAACGATATACGAATACAAATAACTTCTTTGATTATTTAAGAATACTAAGTTTCTACGACTCAAGTGTATTTACACAAGTAAAGAATTTAGTTCCTGCCAGAGCAAAAGCTTCAGTCGGTGTGTTGATTGAACCAACTATTTTAGAAAGAAGTAAACAGATTGTTGGAGATAGACCTGAATTTGATAATCGTTATTTTGAAAATGCAGGACACTTTGGTGAGGGAATAAAGGTAACAAGATATATAACAGGTTCAGCTGATAATTATTTCGAAACAAGTGGTGAATACAATACATACAATGGTGAAATTAATTTAAATAATAGTACAGGTTCATCATTAGGATTTTTAAATCAACGCTCTTTAATGGTGTTGGACGCATTAGACCCACGAAGTGAATTTGGTTCATTATACGCAACAGCAAGTGTTTCTCGAGGAACAAGTAATAAAATATTTACAGAAACATTACAACCAAATTTAACGGCATCAAGAGCAGCAGAAAATAATCAAGAAGAAGTATTCTTTTATTCAAGTTCATTGAGTGCTTCAATAGGAGAGTCGGTAGCATATAGTTCATCATTTATAACAAGTGATTTACAGAGTATTGCATATGATTCACCGCTATTTAGAACATTTTACCTCGGAACAAAACTTACAAGAGATAACACAATAGATGGAAAAGAACCTATTGAGATTAACCAAGTATCACCAACAACAATAGTGACACAAGATTCAGACATAACTAAACTAAGAACGGATTAAAACTAATGGAAAATTTAACTTTCTTATATTTATTAGAGAACAAGAATAGTTATATAATTTCCACAGGAGCAAAATAAAATGGGATTTTTAGACAATACGAGTATAACAGTAGACGCAATTTTGACCAAGAAAGGTCGTGAACTTTTGGCAAGAGGGCAGAACGAATTTAAAATAACAAAATTTGCATTAGCAGATGACGAGGTTGATTATAACCTTTACGATACAACACACCCAAATGGGTCAAACTTTTATGGGGCAGTGATTGAAAATATGCCTTTATTAGAAGCGTTCGTAGATGAGAATCAGCTAATGAGATATAAATTGACAACACTTCCAAAGGAAACAGCAAAACTTCCTATATTGGAATTACCTTCACCTTCATTGACTTTCAATGGAGCAGGACAAACTCAAACCATTACACCAAACACTCGTAATGGTATTGATACATCATACATATTCATATTACAGAACGCAGAAATAGCAAATATTTCACCAGTAGGTGTCGCAGTTTCTAGCACATCCCAACAAGCTAAACAAATAGCAAAAACGGGTGGAGTTCTTCAAGAAGAGTTTGATACATTTCCAAAAGCTGGTGGAACAACAACTCCAGTATTTATGAATGAAGGAGAAAGAAAACGCTCAATCACAATTACTGCTAAGTCAGTTAACTTGATATCAAGGTCAATAACAGCACAAACTTCAACAAATATAACGGTAGTAGGTAATAATTCAGGTGCACAATTTACCTTACCAATAACCGTTAAAGCAGACCCAAGTAAAGTATAAGGAGTAATTAATGTCAACATTTCAAATATTTGATAAAGAAAATGATGTAGTTGAAAATCAAAGAACAACTATCTCAAGTGGATTATGGACAGGTGGTTCAGGAACTTTAACCGCAGCATATACACAATCTACAAATGGAAATATTACAGGTTCCTTTTTAGATATCTATAACGAAGACCCAAATCTTTCAAGTTCAGCAGAAGTCCAATACGCAGTTGGATATGCACACTTTGACGGAAGTGGTTCAAGAGGTAACACAACTAAATTAACAACAGGTGGTAGACAATCAAAAGCATTGTATAGTCAATTCAGAAATGTATTGTTAGCACCAAACACAGATAAGTTTGAATTTACATCTTCACCAACAGCATCAGGCGATAAAGACTTTTACTTTGTTTCGTTCCAAAGAGCAAGACAAAGAGAAAAGATTGACCCAGGAAATTGGGAATTACATTTAGCAGGAGCAATGCCAGCAGGTGATACACACGATAGTAAAATTAAATTAATTGATGATAGTGGAGCAGGAGCAAATGTTACCGTTAATCAAGGTGGTAGAGTATTTAATGTTGTTAGTGGTTCAGTAGCAGGTGGAGTTAATGTAACAGCAGCAGCTGAAACAGCATTCGGTGCTTATGGATTATTTTATCCCGACTTAGGATTAATATTATTAAATGCTAAGATGGCTGAATTGAGTGGTGGTTTAGCAGCTAATCCAAGAAGTGCAGATGCATTTGACAACAGACCACAAGCATTCTATAACTCAATTGAATCAGGTTCATACTTTGCAGCTCGTAGAGAAGAAGAAATTAGTTCAACGAATTACTTTGTTCGTGTTAATAACAAGAGATTTAACTTTAGTTCTAATCCAACATTTGCAACAGGTTCGGATGGTTCTTTAACTCAAGCTACTTTCTTTAAAGACCCTAAAACTTTTATTACACAAGTTGGTCTTTATAATAATGAGAATGAGTTATTGGCAATTGCTAAGTTATCTCAACCTTTACTAAAGTCATATTCAAGGGAAGCTATTATTAAAGTGAAACTTGATTTTTAGGACAAAATAATGTTCAAAAATCTTGAATTACAAGAATCAACAGTTAGACCTTTTAAAACTCATAAGAACTTTACATTTAGTAATAATGATAGTGGAAGTGGAATATGGGGAATAAAAGCTCGTAGTGGTTCTTTATACAATTACATAAGCGCATCAGACGCAGTGACTGAAGTCGTATCGGGTTCAGTAACAACACGATATTTTTCATCACCAACTTGGCATATGTTAAATCAAACATTTTATGCTAATCACATAACAGCAAGTTATAATCCAGGACTTATAAGTAGAAATTTAAATACATCTGCTTCAATACTAAGTGTTGGTAGAGATTTATTTGGGGAAGAAATAAAACCGGGTAGTCTTGACTTATCGGTAACGATTGGTAGTGTAACTTTTGATATTAGAGATGATGGAGATGGTAATCTTTATGATAATGCACACTCTGCAAGTTTCTCAACATTTAAAACAAACAAATTTACAAGTGGTAGTACAACTACTACAAATGCAGTAGGTAGTGGTAGTGAAGTCGGTAATATAATGTATGGTCAAGGACTATTAGTCTTTACTGATACAGGTTCTTACGCTGATGCAGCAACATCACCATTTACTTTAAAGTATCAAGCAACTCATACAATATATGAATATGAGTACCTTGTAAAAGCAAAACCTTTTGAATTTAATACTTCAACAAATATCAGTTTAACACCTGATAGAAGTGGTAGTATTACAGTAAAAGAGGGTGCGGTTTCAATGTCTAACTTCTTCCCACCAAGTCATAATCCAAGTGGTCACGGAACAGGAAGTTATGCAACATTCTATAATGCAGCATCTGAGTCATTACCAATGGTAACTGGTTCAGAATTTAAACCATATGTGACAGATATAGGTCTTTATAGTGAAGACAATGAACTATTAGCTCACGGAAAATTAGCAAAACCTATCAGATTAAGTGATGATATCGAGACGACTTTTGTAGTTCGTTTTGATGTATAATCTTTGTAAACTTTATATTTATTATTGAATTGAACCTTAACGGAGAACATAATGTTTCGTTTTATGAAAAAGATGGTTATAACGACAGTTATGTTTGGATTTGTCTTTGCACAAAGTCCAATCATAAGGGTAAAACAAATTGGTGAATGGAAAACACCAGAGTATTGGTGGAAAGCACAGGAGACTGTACAATTACAGACTTTCTTAGCTGATGATATATCAACACCAGCTTTTAAGAATAATAATTTTGATTCTTGGAGAGATGACATTTTAGAAATAGAAGTCACTCTTGACGATGTAGGACAAGATATTACTACATTTAGATTTGATATTGCATTTGACAACGATTTAATCACTTGGATTGAAAATGATGGAACTAATCAAGAAACATCAATCAATGCTTGGAGTCAAGGAAACTCACGAGTAATTGTGGGTTCACATATAGCAGATTGGACTGAAGGTGATGAAACATCAAATAATTCAACTGACTATTCTTTTGAAGTAGTTCACTTTTCTAATGTTGGATACACAGACGCTATCCAAAGTAGTGGGAATGAAACTTCAGCACAGGATTCAGGCTATGATTGGTTAAGAGTTACTATGGTAAGTCACGGAGTTGATGCTAATAGTGATGGAACACCAGATTTTACATTTGGTAATGGAAACGGAAATCAAGCACAAGTATTAAAATTACAATTTAGAATTAATGATGTAGTTGATAATTATCAACCACGTTCATTTAGAATACCTACACTTTATAGTGGTGGAACTGGATACTATACTTTCGTATCCGATGACTACCTATTAGATTATAAAGTTTACATTGACGGAAACTTTGATACCGCAGTAGACAATACAGGTAATGGTGGAGCAAGAGGAGATATTTCTCTACATCCAAAACTTGTTGATGTTGAAGGCTTCGGTAGATACATTGGTGAATGGGTTGATGTAAATGGAGATGGAGTAAAAGATTCAGGTGATGACTTTGAACAAAAAACTTATCCTTATTGGAAAGTTGTATTTGAGTTAGATGAAAATAATCCTGATACAGACGGAAACGGAACCGCTACACCATTCCCTACTTGGTATAATATAGAAGATGTTGCTGATGATTCAAACACAGCAGACGAAGATTTATCTGATGATGTTATTGGAGATGGTAGTGGAACATATTACTATCTGAAAATGACCGACACAAACGGAGTAACAACATTAGCAGACCAAGCATTACCTGATAAAGGATTCTTAGGAGTATCATATTTTGATTACACCTATACGGATAAAAATGGATATTATAATATTCAATTACCAAGAAATAATACTTATCGTGTTTCTATCTGGCCACCAGACGCAGCAGATGATATTGGTCAACATACACAATTAGAATTGGATAGAGGAGCGATTACAAACATTAATGACGCAATCGCAGCATTTAATTTCCAATCAAACAAATTTGAAAATTCTAATGATATTAAAGTAGATTCACCAAGTGCTTACTTAATTGGTGATGTAGACGGAGATGATGTATTCCAATTAAATGACGCATACTTTATATGGGCATATGTAAGTGGAGTATTTTCAACATCATATACTCACATTAATGGAAACTCATATCAACAATGGTCAAGTATAGATAATTTAAAATCAAATGGAAGTGCACAAACTCTTAATTATTATCAAGCACTTAGAGGTGGTGATACAAAACAAAGAAGAGAGTTTACATTATTTTTAGATGACGACTTAGCACAAGAAACAACATCACTAACAAAAGACGCTGGTGGAGTTGCTTGGTTTAATCCTTTAATGGATGATGTCGTAACAGGTATGGATACTTTACAAGTAAGTATTGGAGCAGGAACATCAACCTTTGATGACCCGGACATTACTACTGATGGAGATGTAAATCCAGATTACACTTATGATGAGGTCGCAGTTTACTTTACAGGTGATATGAATTTATCAGGAACAAAAGTTCAAGAAAGTGGTGGTGATGGATATCAAGACGCATATGCAGGAACAACATATTATCGTTGGGCAACACACACGGTTCAAAACGGAAGTTCAGGAGATAACTCTTGGAATCAGAATTGTGTAAACGCATCTTGTGATGACGCACCAAGTGCTTGGACATACACAAATACAAATGGTGAATATGATGGAGCAAGTAAAATTATGGCTACAAATTCAACACCCGATGTAAGTTTATCATTACCAGACGATGGAAGTGTTAAAGTTCAAATGGGTAACCAAGTTGTAGTTCCTTTGACAATTACACCTAATTTAGATTTGGTAACAGGAGAACCTACTAAGATAGCAGGTTTTGAATTTGAGGTTAGATTTGATACTAATCAATTACAATTTATTGACGCTCAAACAGGACTTTTACCAGGACCTTGGATGACTTACTTAAATGAAAGTGAGATTGATGACGAGGGATATAAAACAATTTCATTCGGAGCATTAGAAAATTCACCAAACAATGCACCAGAGGACTATTATTTGACTGAAGAGTTAGTTGGACTACAATTAGTATTCAATTCACAACTTAATGAAAATAATAATCAAGAGTGGACAGAAGCTGACTTACAATTTGTAGGAAAAGCTAACGCTGGTAATCCAGCGGGTGATGATTTATTTATGGAAAGACAAAGTGGAAAAATAAACATATGGAATAAGTTTTGGGCATTTGGTGGTGGACAACCATCAGAAGATGAGATGACTTATGTTTATCCAAATCCATATAAAGATAGTGAACATAGTTCAATTAACTTCCAATTCTATATGGAACAATCAGGTAATGTGATGATTAGTATATACAACGCTAATGGTCAAAAGGTTGGAACTTTATTAGATGAAGTTGTTAATGACGGAATGCACACATATACTTTCTCAGACTTGCCAGATGCTTTCGGTGATGGATATGGTGGATATCAAGAATTAGATTCTGGTATTTATCTATTCGTAATGGAAACAGAAAACAAAATTAAGTCTAAGAAATTTACAATAATTAAATAAGAGGGACAATGATGAAAAAATTATTAAGTTTATTAGTATTAACAGGAACATTATTTGCACAAGCAAATGATATCTTTACACTTAATCCAAGTGTAAATAGTGCCGGTATGGGTAATGTCGGTATAGCACACGCAGATGTAAGAAATGTATTTCACAATCCAGCCTTTGCAGGACTAAAAAAGACACATTACGAAATATCACACGTAAAATGGTTACCAAACTTATCAGATGATATGGGATATCAAAGTATGTTACACACTTCAGATATGGGTTGGTCAGGTGAAATATTTTACTTTGATTACGGAACACAAACAGAAGCTAATTCAGGCGGAATCATCATAGGTGATTTTGAATCAGCATCATTTAGAATGAGTGGTGGTTATGGATTTGGATTCAACGATTGGTTAGTCGGAGCAAGATTAAATTTCTATCATCATAATTTTGTAGACGATATTGATATCGGTATGAACTATGGATTTGATATCGGTGCTTACAAAGAGTTCGGTAATACATCAGTTGGTATCGTATTAAAAGATGTCGGTGGTGATACAGAAATATTAGAACAAACACTTAATTTACCTATGTCAATAGGTGTTGGTGTTGGACAAAAATTTGGAGACTTTACATTAGCATCTGATGTTAAGGTATTTGAGGATTATAATTCGATTGGTATTGGTGGAGAATATTCACTTGGTGTCGCAAGTTTAAAAGCAGGATACTATACTGAATCAGAATTTGATGTTGATTACTTTACAATAGGTGGTGGCATTAACGCAGGTATCGTAGACTTATCATTAGCATATTACTACAATACAGATAGTTTTCATAACGAAACTTTAATGATTTCATTTGGATTTAACTTCTAATGGATATCGTTGAAATATGGAATTCAATAGGATACTTTGACGGAATATTGTTTACAATATGGTTAGGGATATTGTATTATGGAAAATGTTGGATAGACAGCAGATTTAAAGTTATTAATTATCATAAATAGGAAAATAAAATGGCAAAACAAGTAGACGCAGAACAATTAGTAGATAATTTACAAAACGCAAAGTTTGGATTATCAATACAAAACATAGTAGCTATCGTTACGGTATTATCATCACTTATAGCAGGTTGGTATACTTTTACAGGTAGAATAGATTCATTAGAAGAAGTGGTTCAAGGATTTGCAGAAGCAAGTGATATTGAATTAGTCGGACAGAAGTTAGATACTTTTGAAAAAGATATTGATTACCTTAAAGAAAGAATCGATTCTTTTGAAGGTGTTGATTTATCAGGTATCACAGGTGATATCATTAAGTTAGAAGCTGAAATTAAAGATGTTAAAAGAAATGCTAACGCAGCTCATAAACACATAGATAAACACGAAGTGGATTTTCACGGAGACCCATTAGCAAAATTTAAAAAATAATGACTTTTATAATAACAGAACCGTGTATCGGAACTTGTGATACAGCTTGTGTGGATGTATGTCCAGTAGATTGTATTCACGGCCCAATAGATGTAACGGGAGCAGGAGCAGAAGTAGCAGGATTAAAAACATTAGATGGAATGCAATTGTATATTGACCCCGAAGAATGTATTGATTGTGGTGCTTGTGAGCCAGAATGTCCAGTTGACGCAATATATGACGAAGATGCTGCACCAGATGATATGCAAAAGTTCATAGAAATTAACGCAAACTTTTTCAAGGAGTAGAAAAATGAAAAAATTATTATCACTATTAATAACAATACCTTTCTTACTTAGTTGTGCAACAACATCATTAGAAGCACAATCAGGTAAATCAAAAGTTCAAACTAAAATAGCATCTTATGAGGCAGAAAAAACTCTTGATGATATCAAATGGTATGACGGAGAACCTGAAGGTATTCAAATGATTAACATTAAAATACCACAAGAAATGGTTAATATGTATCCAGAACTTCGTGAGAAGAGAGTCGGATTCGGTATGACCAATAGAATCATCGAAGCACTTGAAGAAGCTGGTCGTTTCTATTTCGTAGAAGAAAAGGATGAAATAATCGCTAAAATGGTTAAAGAGTGGGAACGTAGTGTTAACGGAATGTTAGAAGAAGAAATAAGTGTCGGACAATTTGCAACTACTAAATACTTTATTTACGCAGAACTATATGACTTCTCAGTTTCTAATACAGAAGAAATTAAAAGAAGAAAAGTTAAAGTAAGTAACAAAACGAGTGTTGGTATTCAAGTTCGTTTAGTTTCAGTTGAAACAGGTAGATACATTACAGGTAGTGGTTTAGGACAATCAACAAAAGAAGGTGCAGGATTTTTAAAGAATCCAAATATGGAATTTGACCAATCAACGGTTTCATACGCAACAACAGGAGCAACCATCACAGCAGTAGCAAACGTACTAAGACGTATGGAAAAACGAGGTTGGTAAAATGAATGAAATGGTTACTTACACTACTATTAATAGGTAGTTTATACGGACAAACTCGAAACTCTGATTTCAGTTATAATTATGTAGACCCTTGTACCCAACAAGCAGTTAATCTTAATTATAAAACCGAAACAACCCAAGATGGATTTTGGGTTACCTATTACAATCAAAGAAAATTTTTTACTTGGGTAGAGGTAGCAGACGGAACATTACAGAATTGGACTGAACAAGTCTATTCGGATTTCCAAAGTTTGTTTCCTTGTGCGGTTAACATAGCAGAAGAAGCTATCGCATCAGTTGTTAGTTTAAATCTTCAAGGTGAATTTGACGAAGAAGGTGAGGATATATCAACAACGGAACCAAGTTTTATTGGTGGAGATATAGTTTCCACTAAATATGAATGGGCTTGGGTTACATCATTGAACTCTACATATATGACAGAGAACTTTGATTTAACGAGAGAACAAAATTATACTGCTAACGTTACTACCAATGGTAGAAAGTTTTTAGGTTTGTACGGACAAGGATTCAAACTAAAAGCTAAAAAACAAAATTTATTTTGGAATGTTGGTGGATTATGGTATAGAACTTTTGAAGGAGATGATTGGTTAATTACAGGCAATTATGGAAAAGTTCTAAAGAAAAGATTTAGAGAGATTGGATTAGTAAGTTCGAGTATCGGAAAGATATCAGGACAAGATTTCTTTAACGTAAACACAATGTACGGATTCCAAACCAGAGTTCCTATTAGGGATACAGATTTGGTTTTGCAAACATTTGTGAGTTACACGGTATTTAGATATTTTGAGGGATTAAATCAAGAAACTAAATACTTATTATTAGAAAGTCCGATATTGATTTATCCTGGCTTTAGTTTAGATATTCCTTTTGGACAATCTTTTAAACTAAATGTTGGATTTAATATTGGATATAACACATTGGTTAATGACTTGGGTGATAGAAATGTTACTTATTCATTAGTCATAGGAACTAACTTTTAGGAGTGAAAATGAAAAAGATATTAGATACAATATTTTCTGATAACGGAGAGTTTGTTGTTCGATTTTTATTTGCAGTAGTGTGTATGGGATTTTTAACAGCTAATCTTTTTGGTCAAATGACTGAAACAGACAAAGAAATCACTAAACAAGAGCAAAGAGATAAACGAGTAGTAAGTAATCTTGTTGGACAAATGCCACAACCAACTATGGTTGATGAGTTAAAAGTCCCTACAATGAGTATATCTAATTTTGTAAATCAAGCAGAAATAGAGGGTCTTGAAGATTCAAGAGTTTTTCTTGGTGTCAGACAAATCCTTACTGAAAATGTAATGGATTCGAGATACGATTTAGTTGAAGGGAATTCAGACTTTGAAATGAAAGCTAGAGTAGTTTATTTAGGTAGACCGAGAACATCAGCAACGATTTTAGGATTGTTTAAAAGAGAATCAACAACAACAGAAATTAGAGTTGTGGTTGAATTGATTAATAAAAAAACAGGCAAAGTAGTTAGCGGTAATGGTGTAGGATTTACCAAAAGAGATATAAGTGCTACCGGGTTACAAATAAATGAAGATTTACCTTTTGATAGAAGTGAGCTTGGTGGTGCATTGAAAGAGGCCATCGGAAATGCAGTTAAAGAAATATTATAAAGACATAGTATCATTAATGGCAACATTGTCATTATTGGCTACTGTTCTTTTTATAAACAAATATGATGTGAAACAATTGTATCGTGAGTTTGCAACTCTGCGATTAAAAGTAGATATTCAAGAAAAAGTAATTGCTAATTTAGAAGATAGAGTTTATAATTATTCTAAACAATATCGTGAATTACAAGTAGAACTTGAAGAGCATAATAAAACTCGTGGTATTGAAAATGCAGACTTGTATGAAAGACTAAGAGAACTTGAAAGAGAGATATTAGTCCTTTCAGATATGGTTGCTAATAGAAAACCTGATACAGTGTTTTCAGCAGGAAGTGATGTAAGAGAATTCGTTGACAGACAAGAAAATCGATTAGGATTTTATGAAACTCAAGGAACAGCATTACTTGGTTGGAAAGATGATTATTTAACAACGTCTCAATTTAAATTGAATACGGTTGGTAATCTTACATTACAACCAAAAATAAAAAAAGTCAATAAAGATGAATTTTATTCATATATTGATGAAACAAGTATTGGTGGAATAACAGTTCACGGACAAGGTGAAATACAAAAAATAGAACCACCAAGAAATCAATTAAGTCTTGGCCCATTTATAGGAGTTGCATACAACCAAACAACAGGTTTAACAGAACCAATTGTTGGAATTGGATTAACATATAATCTAATTAAAATTTGGGATTGGAGATGATTAAGTTAGAGTTAAAAAGAGATGGAACACAAAACATTACAAAAGTTTGTAATATGTGTGGTTGCCATATAGAAGATTTGGTAATTGAAGATATAATGGTAAAGAAAGATTCTGATGTTACAGTCAAAGATAAAGACGGAAACGAAATAACAAGAACAGAATTACCAAGTAATTTAAAAGAATGTCAATGTGAGGAGTGTGAATAGTGGGTTGGTTCGGAAGTAAAAAAGTAGAAGAAAAGGAAAGTAAAGAAAAAAATATTGAATTACAAAATAAATCATACAATGATAAGGTAGATAGTAATACACCTGATAACTTAATTTATCAAGGGCCAATGTCTGGTATGGAAGAAGCTCTCAATAAATTTAAAGAAACCGGTGAAAAGACTGGAGATATAAGATAGTGATTAATTTAAAAAATATAGTTGTGGAAAGTTTAAAAGATATGGTATTTGGTAAAACCATAAAACCTAAACACAAAAAACGTATGAAAAAGGAAACAAAGTTATTTTCAAATAATCCTAAACTTACAATGACACCACCACCACCTAATGACAGTCAAAAAACAAAGTCTGAAGTTCATTATTTGTTAGCATATAATGATGGAGTTATTGATAGTAAGCAGGCAAATAAGTATGATAATATAATAAATGCTTTTATGCCAGCAATCAAAGAAAATGATGTCGATATGACAGAAGATGACTTAGAACAAATAATAGATGAAGGTGGAAAGTTTAGTTTAAAAATAAAGTATAAGTACAATAGACCAAGACCATATCAGATAGCAGAGTATTATAATATAGACGATTTTAAAATACATAAATTAGATAGTGCTAAAACACCATCGTATCCAAGTGGTCACGCAATGCAAGGTCGTTTAGTTGGACTTATGTTGAGTGAAAAAGACCCATACAATGAGAATCAATATATGGAGATATCAAAAGACATATCAGAATCACGAATAATGGCAAGAGCACACTATCCAACGGATAAAGACTATGGTGAGAAATTAGCAGATGAACTATTTGAACAAAGGATAAAATGAAAAAACTATTAACAGAATTACACTTACTAATGGAAAGAATAGACTTTCAATATGTAGCAACAGAATTAGTAAAGAACTACAATTTAAAATCTAAAGTAAAGTTTGGAACATTCAGTAAAGATAAAGGTGGTTATAATTGGGATGATGATGTAATTAATTTACGAAAGTCTTTTTCAAATGTAGATGACTTTATCATTACGGTTTTACACGAAATCCATCACGCTATCCAAGTCGATAAATACGGAAGAAAGAAGTTCTTAAAGAAATATGCTCAAGCAGGTAATATGGCTGCATTAGATGGTAAAGATAGATATCTTGCAAATAAGTGGGAAAGAAAAGCAGAGAATTGGGCTCAACAGGAATATCGTAGAAAATGGAAAGGTAAGTTTTAATACTGGTATAACTTTTGCTTTGTCAATACCTACCTACAATTATATATATGTTTGAAAATCACCAAAATCAATTATTTCTTTTTTAAATAAAATAAATTATGTTTTAGAAGTTTTATCTTATACTTATTAGTATATGAAAAGTCGTTCAGCCAAGAATAAAGGTAAAAGGTTACAGAATTCAGTCCGAGATTTAATCTTAGAAAAATTCAATCAATTAGAAGAAGATGATGTTCGTTCAATCACAATGGGTGATTCGGGTGAAGATATTCTTTTGTCACCAGCTGCAAGGAAGTTATTTCCTTTTTCAGTAGAATGTAAAAACCAAGAAAAGTTAAATATATGGAGTTCATTAGAACAAACAGAAACTAATGCGGGTAAGCATACACCTTTATTGATATTTAAGAGAAATAGAAGTAAAACATACGCAGTTTTACAATTAGATGATTTAATGGAGATGTTAAATGAAAGATAACAGAGTAAAGATAGAAAAGTGGACAGATGATAAGTCAACAGAATATGATTTCAAAGTATTGATTTATGGAAACTACACTTATAGAAAAAATTTAGAAGCAGATAGTTTAGTAGAGGTATTACGACACGTAATTCCATTTATGTCTAAACAACAAAAAATACATTTTACAATTCCAATACCTGAATATGTAGAATCGTTAAACTTTCCTAATGTAGAACAAATCATTTATAAACAACCAACCTATATCAATACTATGCGACAACACTTCAATGTGATGGAGTTTATGAAGATTGTTGATTGGAGACATAATGATTGGGATATCGTTTATACACACTTACCAGAACACTCTTTACAAATAGCAAATTGTTTTCACAACGGAACAAACATTGAACCAAAGATAATTGGTTATTCACATTGGTTTGAAGTTCCTGAAAATGCACCATACGGAGAGGGTATGCCAGACTATCGTGTAAATCCAAAGAACAATCCAGTTCGTTCAATTGATTTATCAGTAGCAGGTTTATTGGTTCAACAAGAGTGTGGAGTCAATTCAGATTGGTTAAAACAGCTAACAATTAACGAAGCATCCAAACACTACAATCAAGAAGTATTAGATGACTTAGAAAAAATTATACAACCACATTATCTTGGTGTTGATAGAATTAATATTAGAAAAGAATATAAAGACAAGACTGTTATCTTTAATCATAGAGGAGCAGGATATACGGGTTGGGCTTGGTTTTGTGAAGCTATGGACGAACTTTGGACTGAACGACAGGACTTCAAAGTCTATACTACTATGGCAAGCCCATCACCTTCAAGAGAATGGCATGAGAAAGTCAACTTAGCCGGTAGAGATGAATATATGGATTTCTTATCTACGATGAAGTTTGGTGTCGGAACATTCGAAACATATAGTGCTTGGTCAATATCAACGACTGATGGATTTAGTGTTGGTGTTCCATATCTATTACCAAATAAATTATGTTATCCTGAAATGGTTAGTGTTTCTGACAAACCTTATCCATACTTATATGAGGACAAGAAAGACTTTAAGAAAAAGTTTATAGAGATGTTAGATAATCCTATCGATTACAATACAGAAGAACTTGCACAACATATGATATGGGAAGAAAGAATATCTAAGTGGTTTAATAGTTGGAAAAATGTATACGACTTGAAACCAATGGGAGATACTGAAGGATTACAAAAATGTATTGATTTTATTAAGAAAAAAGGTGTAACGAACAAATTTGATATGATGAAAGAATTTGGATGGGGTTACAGAGTTAAGTTTAATTCTTACAGAAATGCATTAAGAGGTAATAAAAATATTAAATTCACCAAAGATGGATACGAGTGGATAGGAGACGATGATGAATAAAGAGTTTAGATATAAATGTAATGCAGGTGTCTATGAAACTGATAGTTATTTTGGATTAGGTTGGATGATATTTAGTCATAGATGTTGGCACTTATTCAATCACGGCAAATGGATGGACTAATGAGCAAAAAGAAATCAATATTTGATTCTGGCACAACCAAAGGCTCTGCACCAAGAAAATCTAATAAAAAGAAGTATGATGAAAATTGGGAAAAGATTTTTGGTAAGAAAAAGAACAAGGATACAAAAAGTAAATGAACAAAGAAAAAATAGTTATAGCAAGTGGATACTTTGACCCGATACACGTTGGTCATTTAGAATATTTAAAAATGGCAAATGAGTTAGGTGATAAGTTAGTAGTTATCATCAATAATGACGAACAAGCTACATTGAAAAAGGGTAAACCCTTTATGGCAGAAAAGGATAGATTAGAAATCGTTTTTGCGTTAGGTATAGTGGACGAAGTCTTGATAAGTATAGATGAGGACGCTAGTGTATGTAAATCACTCGAAATGGTAGCCAGGTTCCACGAACTTTCAAGCCTTACCTTTTGTAAGGGTGGGGATAGAAACTTTGGAGAAGTTCCAGAAGTTAAGACTTGTGAGAGATTAGACATTGAAATGGTAGATGGATTAGGTGAAAAGATTAGAAGTTCATCGGAATATACGGGCTTAAAAGAAAAGTCACCTACATTAGTTGATGTAGAGATGATTAGTCAAGGTATTAAGAATTTAGACTTAGAAGAAGAGTTAGAAGCTCGTGATTTAAAAGCTAGAGAATCGGGTCTATTGGAAGTATGAATTTAAGTTTAATACAATTATTAGACAAAGTATTGAATTCCAAAGGACAAACATTGAGTAAAGCCAATGAATATATGTATTGGAGTCCATTCGTCACACACCACAAACCAAAACTACAAGTCAATATCCAAACGGGTAAATGGCATTGTTGGGTAAGTAATCAAGGTGGACATAATTTATATCAATTATTTAAGAAAGTTGGCGCGGGATATAATGATTTCAAAGAGCTAAATGAATTGCTCGGAGATGTATCTTTTTATCAGAAAGGTGATGATAAGAAATCAGAAGTCATTCAATTACCAAAAGAATATAAGTCGTTATCAGACCCGTTCGATAAGTCAATCGTTAAAGAACACGCAATAAGATTTTTAAGAAAAAGAGGAATACTATATGAAGATATAGCAAGGTATAATTTAGGATATTGTTCAGAAGGTGTATACAACAATAGAATTATTGTACCGAGTTATGATTCAGATGGGAAGTTAAATTACTTTGTCGGTAGGGATTTTTATAACTCAAATTTCAAATATAAGAACCCACCATTTCCAAAAGACGTAGTCGGATTCGACCTTTACGTTAATTGGTCATTACCGATTATCTTGGTAGAGGGTGTATTTGATGCTATGAGCATTAAATCCAACGCAATCCCTTTGTTCGGAAAAAGTATTTTACCTAAACTTTCAAATAAAATTATCGAAAAACGTGTTAACTCTATATTTATTGTTTTGGATAGTGATGCTTTTGACGATGCTATACAAATGGTTGAAAGGTTTTCCGACAATGGTATATCCGTAAACTTTGTTAAGTTGGACGGGAAAGACCCAAACGATTTAGGTTATCATCAAATGATTGAAGAAATTCATAACGCTATTCCAATGAACTTTAAAACTTTAATGGAAATGAAGCTCTATGGAAAACAATATCTGGCAAATTGACGAAGGAATATACAAGGTTCACGTTCGTGATTTAGATGCCTATGCTAAGATTAAAAAATTTTTAAAATCCAATGAAAACAATTGGTATAAAAAAGACGGAGTCATATTCGCATATGACCTTACCGTAGAAGAGAATAAGTTAAAAGAAGTAAAGAAAATACTCAAGGAGTTTGATTGTTAGAATCAAAAATGAAGGTTCCATTTAGGAAACTAAAACACATACATCACATTAGTGATATCCAAATCAGAAATTTACAACGACACAAAGAATACGAACAAGTATTTGAAGGACTTTACGAAGAAGTAAGGAAGAATCCAAAGAATGCTATATCGTATATTGGTGGTGATATTGCACACTCAAAGACTGAGATGTCGCCTGAGTTAGTAGACCAATTGTCAAGGTTGTTTAAAAACTTAGCAGACATATGTCCATTAGTTATTATCGCTGGTAATCACGATGCTAATCTAAACAATAGAAATCGTATGGATGTTCTAACACCAATCGTAGAAAATCTAAATCATCCAAATCTACATTATCTAAAAAAGACAGGTGTGTATAGGTGTGCAGATACTAATTTAATAGTGTGGGATGTTTGGGATAAAGAGAAAGATTATATCAAAGCAAAAGATGTTAAAAACGATGATACTAAAATCGTGTTGTTCCACGGAACAGTTGATAAAGCAGAAACAGATTTAGGATTTAAATTACCATCAGACGTTCATATAAATAAATTTAAAGGATATGATTTAGGATTACTTGGTGATATTCATAAACGTCAATTTGTTAATAAAGAAGAAACTATTGCGTATTGTGGTTCGTTGGTTCAACAAAATCACGGAGAAGATGTCGGTAAAGGTTACTTATTATGGGATGTCCCAAAGAGAAAATCAAAATACATTGAAATACCAAATGAGTACGGATATTACACGATTGATATCGATAATGGTAAATTGCCAGAACTACCTAAGTTTCCTGCTAAACCAAGAATAAGAATACGAGTATCAAATACCAAACCAGCAGAACTAAAACGATTGATGACCAAGATTCAGAAAATGGCAAACATTCAAGAGTCAGTCATTACGAGAGTTGATGGACTATCAACAGAAAAAATTCGTGATAAGAAAATTAATATTGGTGATGTAACGAGTGTGGACTATCAATTCAGTTTAATTCAAGAATATCTAAATAACAATTATATGGTTGATGAAGACACTATGATTAAGGTTAAGAAAGTTCTTGAGGAAGTAAATCAAGTCATACCAGAAGAGCACATCCAAAGAAATGTAAATTGGAAATTAAAGAAATTTGAATTTAGTAATTTGTTTAGTTATGGTGAAGACAATGTAGTTGACTTTACTAAGTTAAATGGTATTGTTGGATTGTTTGCACCAAACGCAAGTGGTAAATCAGCATTGTTAGATGCGTTATCATTTTGCTTGTTTGACATATCTACAAGAGCAAATAGAGCATCCGATATTATCAATACAGCAAAAACTAATTTGTATTGTAAATTAAATTTTGAGATTGATGGTGTTGATTACTTTATTGAAAAAATAGGTAAGAAGAATTTAAGAAGTGGTCACGTCAAAGTAGATATTAACTTTTGGTTTGTTGATGAGACAGGCGTTGAAGTTAGTCTTAATGGAGACCAAAGAAGAACCACGCAATTAAATATTAAAAAAGTAATTGGAGATTTTGAAGACTTTATCTTAACATCAATGTCAAGTCAAAACGATTCTACGGTGTTTATCAATAAAACACAGAAAGAAAGAAAAGAATTGTTATCTCAGTTTATGGGATTAAAGATATTTGATAAATTATGGATACAGGCAAATGAAGATATTAGAGAAGTAAATGCTTTGTTGACAGACTTTAAGAAAGCAGACTATGATTCAGAGTTGGCA